ATGAATGACCAACTGGACCCCATCGGAATTGGTCGCGCTTCGACGCCTGATAGCCAAGGCAGAGAGCGACCCGGATTTCACCAAAGACGACATCATGAACCTCAAGCAACTGGCAGACGCCTTTCGGGGCTGGCAATACTTGGGGCGATTTACCAAATGGCTGATCTTCTTGCTTGCCGCACTGGCTGGCGCAATCGCCGCGTACGAAACCATAACAACAAAGGTGCGCACATGGCTCGGAGGATAATCACCCACATCGAGAGCCGTCTCATGCTTCTCATCAGCCTCACCCTCTTGGCCTCTCTCCTCCTCCCCTCACTGGCCCACAACGCCTTCACGGACAAGACGCCGCCTATCGTCGCCTTCATCCGCGCAGAGGCAATCAACAGCCCCATCTACGCGGGTGAAAGCCTCATTGTGCGCATCACCCGCACGAAGGTCAGAGATGACTGCCCTGTCGTATCAGATCGTCAGGCCATCAGCGAAGACGGCGTCATCTTTTCCCTGCCCCCCGCTTCCCACAGGGGCGGTCCTGCCGACGAGACCATTGTGGATTTTGCGCACCCGACATTCTCATCCATGCCTCCCGGCAGATACGTCTTGCGGGTACACCTTGAGTACACTTGTCCGGGCATAGATACCCCATTCCCATACGAACAACCCATCGTCCCGTTTCGCATCAAGGAAGCCTCATGACGAACAAGCCAAAGATCGACGCCCTCACCAAGCTGATCAACTCCAACGGCTGGCAGGTTCTCCACGCGGCCATGAACGACGAGATCGTCGCAGCCGCCATGGCCATCGCTAACGATCCTTCCATGTCCCACGACGAGATCAACTTTCGTCGTGGCTCCATCTGGGCTGCCAAACAACTCCTCCAGACGCCCCAACTCCTCATCGCCAAGATGGAGAACGATGACATACTCGACACCCACAAACACCCAAGGGACGAAAAGTAAGACACCCCTCCATATCCTGACCTCTATCGCAACATTGCCCCGCCAAGGCCGGGAGAGGATCAGATATGAAACCCCAAGACCCAAACCAAGCAGCCGCGTCCATCGACGCCATGGCCTCCCGCAAGATGGGCGTCCCGCCCCAAGCGCCCCAAGGCCAAGCCCCTGCTCCCCAAGCTGCCCCCAAGGGCGACAGCAACCAAGACAAAGCCAACACCACTGGCTCCCCCGAAACAGAAGGCGACAAGATCAACGCCTCCCCTCTCGTCTTCGAGGTGGATTTCGGCGAAGGCGACACACGCAAACTCACCCCCCAGCAGGTCAAGTCCACCTTTGAGCGGTACTCGAACCTCAACTACAAGCAGGCGCAGTACAAGCCGATCATGGACCTTGTCGAGAACATCCGCCAAGCCAACCCCAACGCCACCCCTGCCCAGATCGCTGCCCACATGGACAGCATCATGAAGGCCCAGACCAAGAACCCGCAGATGGGCAACACCAAGGGCGACGTCTCTGGCGACAACACCTCCTCCGCTGGCCCCAAGACCCCAGAGGACTACGAGGCCCAACTCAAGAAGTGGGAAGACGACAACGCCGCATCTCTGCCTCCCGGCTACAAAGAGATGATGGTCGCAAACCAAGAAGCTCCCAAGACGATGAAGCAGATGCAGGCCGCCATGGTCCAGATGCAGAAGATGCTCCAAAGCGTCTTGGCCCAGTCACAGGGCGTGGCAGACGCAGCCCGCGACGGCCAGTCCCAAGCGCAGTCCAAGGAAGTCGGTGCCATCCAGCAGACGATCTCCAACAACATCGACCGCGTTCAGCAGCACCTCCAACTCCCCGACGAAGCGGCCAACGACTTCATGGTTTTCGCCGCCGAGCGTGGCTACACCCTCGAAGACTTCGTCGATCCGGGCCTGACCATCAAGGTCATGCAGGACTTCAAGAACAACATGAACTCCCCAGAGATGGAGCGCATGCGCCAGATCGCGCAGCGTCGCCAAGCCTACACTGGCTCCATGGGTGCGACCCCTGCATCCGGCGCACCGGGTGGTGCGGGCGGCGGTGACGCAGCCTTCGAAGCATTTGCCCAGTCCGCCATGGACAAGAAGGGCATGTAACCAACACATGCGCTTTCGTCCCCTCGGTAGCGCATGTCGGGTGATCGGCAACCTCCTCCCACTGGCCGATCACCCCCCAACACAGGAGACGACACATGCGGCACCGCTGGATCACCTTCACGCTCTTGGGCATCACCCTGATCATCTCCACCCTCATCGTCAGGCCAGCCGTCGCACAGACACCTGTCAAGTGCGCCCTGTCCCTCCAAATCCTCGACGCCATTGGCCGCTACAGCGAGACCATCAAGGAACAGAAGGTCATCACAGACGCCAACGGCAACACCTTCACGGTCATCCTCTGGGTCAACCCAACCACTGGCTCTTGGACCCTCACGGGAACACAAGGCCCCATGACCTGCATCTTCAACGGCGCAACCTCTGGCTATGCGGGATGGCAGATTACAGACTTCATGAAGGGTCAAAACATTTAGGGACGAAAACCTTTTTCTCCCACCCTATTCTCCCCTGCAAGACACCAAGATTGCGCCACGGCCCAGTCGGTCTCACCATTCGGTAGCGTGAAGGATTTCCGCGCTCCACTCACACCCTCCCTTCAACTCCCATTCGGAGAACGATTATGCCCGCAGCAATCCAAGGTATGCGCGGATCAGGTGAGTTCAACACCGACTTCCGCCCCAAGAACTACCGCGAACTGTTCACGCTCCTTGAGCCAAACGGTAACGCGCCCCTCAACGCAATGCTTGCGATGGGTTCGTCTGAAAGCACAGACGATCCAGAGTACAAGAACTTCCGCGATGAGCTTCCTGACCGTGTCATGAAGATCAACTTCGGCGCTGGCTACAACACCGCCGTCACCGCACTGGTCATCGACGCTTCCGATGACAACAAGTTCGCCATTGCTGGCTCCATCATCGTGAACGCCAACACAGGCGAAGTCATGCACGTCACAGCCGACACGTCGGCGACCACATTGACTGTCACACGTAACATCGGTGGCACGGCCTACTCGATCACGGACAACGATGACCTGTTCATCGCAGGCTTCGCCGCAAAGGAAGGTGGCTCAACTCCAACCGCCATCTCCTTCGACGCCACAGTAGCCTCCAACTACTGCCAGATTTTCCGCACAGCGTTCAGTGTCACCAACACTCTGAACTCCACCCACCTGCGGACTGGCAACAAGGAAGAGGAAAGCAAGACCAAGGCGCTCAAACTGCACATGAGCGACATGGAACGTGCGATGTTCTTTGGCATGAAGCACGAGGCTGACGGTTCCACCAACCAGCCGACCCGCTTCACTGGCGGCCTGATCAACTCCCTGACCAACGTCGTGGACGTCCAGACGGACTACGCCACATACGGCGGCACAGCAGCAGGCGAGATGACCGAAGAAGGCTTTGATGACCTGCTCATCTCTTCCGTCTTCAAGTACGGCTCCAGCCAGAAGATCGCCTTCGTCGGCGAGACAGTGGCAAACCAACTCCAGCAGATCGGTAAAGACCGCTGGGCACCAGACAAGATGGACGGCGCATACGGTGTAAACCTGACGCGCTACAAAACCTTTGCTGGCGACCTGATGGTTCACCTTCACCCCCAGTTCCGTCAGGTTCCGGGCATGAAGCAGGCCATGGTGATCGTTGATTTCCCATACCTGAACTACCGTTATCTGGAAGGCCGCGACACGCAGCTTCTTGAGAACCGCCAGAACAATGGTGAAGACAGCGTCAAGCACGAGTACCTGACCGAGTGTGGTCTGGAACTCACGCAGGACAAGGTCCACACCTACGTCAAGGGTTGGTCCACACGGACTGCATCCTAATCCTCTACCTGAGGACGACCATGTCCTTGTAAATGGTCAAACTACAGGGGCGCTGTGAAGCGCCCCTTTTTTATTCACCCATGGAGAAACGCGATGGCCAAGGCTGCATCCAAAACCACCACCGACACACCGGAACCCACAGGCTCTGCCAAGACACAGTTCAAGGCCGAACCCAAAGCACCCCCTGCTCCCAAGGTCGTCTGGTACGAAAGCCGCGATAAAGAGCCTTACGGCTTCGACGTCTGCGGTATCCGCCCGATCCGCAACTTCTCCAATGGCCGTCTGGAATGGGAAGTGCCGGAAGACCAAGTCGAGCGTTTCGAACAGAACCATTTCTTCCGTTCCAGCCGCGTCGTGGCCAAGGCCATCCCAAAAGACGCCAAGTAAGGACACCACATGGCCAAGAGTGAGACCAACCCGCACCTCCTAGACACAGGCTCGACGCTGGAAACTCTCATTTTCCAAGTGGCCCGTCGTTACGGAGAGATGAACCCCGGCACCATCGACGGCGACCTCGCCTTGATGTTCATCGAATTTGCCAACGAGGTCGTCGAGGACGTCCGCGCCCACGCCTACCATGACGGATCAGACATCGACTACTTCACGTCCCTCCAAGACGTGCGTCCTGTCCCTGACATCGTCATGGTTTCCGGCATGCTGGCCTACTTTGCGGCCCAGCAGGAAAGCCCTCGCGCCCAGTCTCTTGTGCCGATGTACTATCGGCGCATGAACACCACGCTGTGGAACCGCCTCAACGGCAACACACCGATCCAGATGCGCATCGTCGATAACGGCACCAGCCCGCGCAACTCTCTCGGCGTGACCACCAACAAGACCAACGGCAGGACGTCATAAATGGCAGGCTTCAAGACAGACCCTGCTCCCAGAACCAAGTCTTGGGCCTATGAGAACTTCATGGGCCTCGACAGTTCACGGGACATCACGTCCCTAGAGACGGGCAACAACCAGCACCTCACCACCCTGCTCAACGCCACCTGTGACTGGCGCGGGCAGATCGTGCGCGATCCCGGCGTCAAATTTGAAGCAGGCTCCAACCTGCCCGTCTCCCATGTCCGGTTCTTCTCTCCCGGAGAAACCGTCTTCACCGAACAGGACGGCGCAGGCCAGTCCCTCACCTCCAGTCGCGGCCACTCACTGGCCTCTGTGTACCCTCTGAACAGCATCGTCACATCCACGGTCTTCGCCCGCCGTGTGTATTTCGCCTGTCGCGGTGTGAAGATCAGAAGCTACGACGGCTCTGGCTATTCGGAGATCACCTCGCCCGCCATGTCCATCGCCAGACCCAGCTACATCACGTCCATCGCCCGCCGTCTGGCCGTCGCAGGCATCGCTGGCCAAGAAACAGAGGTCCACTTCTCCCGCGTAGACAACGCGGACATCTTCCCAGACGACGAGCCTGACGATAGCGAGAGCGTCCTCCGCGCAGGTATCATCGACGTGGGCAACCTGATTGGCACCGCTGACCGCATCACGGCCATCGCTGGCTTTGAACAGAACCGTCTCGTGATCTTCACAGAAGACCGCGCCCTCATTTACAGAATTGACCCGGACATTGACCAATGGCAGATCGACGAAGCTGCGAACATCAGAGTGGGCTGCGTATCCCACAACACCGTAGCATCAGCGGGGACAGACCTTCTGTTCTGCTCACGCTCTGGCGTCCACAGTGTAAAGCGCTCGGAACAGAATGGTATCCTTGTGTCCAGCTACACCCTCTCCGACAAGGTAGACCTGCTGTACCGCGAACTGATCAATAGCGTCGAAGACCCCAAGTCCATCTCTGCGGTCTTCGACCAAGATCGCGCACAGTATCACATCTTTTTCCCCCAGCCCGGAGGCACACTCTCTCGCTGCCTCACGCTCACGATGAACCCCGAACTTGGCGAAGACAGCATGCCCAAGTTCTCCACCTCATCCTTCCTCAATGCCCGCTGCGCAGACTTCCTTGGCGGCGAACTCGCCTTCGGCACCTCCGCTGGCGTCTACACATGTCTCACGGACGAGAGTACAGACGAAGACGGCATCTACCCGGAAGCCTATATCGTCACACCCTTCCTCTGGCACGGCTCGCTCACCGAAGAGAAGCAGACACACAGCATCATTTTCCAAGCATCCGGCACTGGCATCATCGAGATGGACGCACAAGACGACAAGGGTCGCATCCTCGGCTCAATGCGCTTTGAAATTAACGACAACCCGCACGACAACTCCTTCGAAGACGTGCCACTTTCCGCCCAATACGAGCGCCTTTGGCAGCACCGATACCGCGCAGCGCAGTATAGGTTCCGCGTCATAGAAAGTCTGGGCCTCATTCGCATCAACGGCTTCGCCGTCAAAGTAAGGGTAGGCTCCTAATGGCTCGCATCCGTCAACAATTCCCACAGAACTACGGTTCTTCCGGTAACATCTCTACCGAATTTGAGAACATGATCCGGTATCTCAACACGGCAGAACTCGGAAACAAGACCATTGGCGAACTTCTCGCCAAACTCTTTGACACCGACGGCAACTTCGATGGCCCCGTGGAGTTCCAGCGATCCCTTGCGGGCAATCTTGAGTACCGCATCGGCGAATACGCCGACGACAGTGCTGGATGGGTTGTCATCGCAAGCCCGGAAGACCTGCGCGGCGAACCCGGAGTGGACATCGGCTCTCTGAACCAGCCGATCTACTATGGCCGCACAGACGTAACAGCCACAGCCGCACAGACAGTGTTCAATTACGTCTTTGCCACGACGGATGAACTCCTCGTGTACCTTGATGGTGTCCTCCAGACCGGAGGTGGCAGCGCGGATTACGAAAAAGACCAGTCCACAGGCACCGTGACCTTCACATCAGCCATGGCTGGCGGCGAAGTCGTCACGCTTCTGAAAATCCGCAACGCCGTTGACAACGGATACGTCCGCACGGACTTCACCACAGCGGATGCTCAGGCGGTTTTCGCCTACGTCCACGACGAAGACGATACTCTGACCGTCTACTTCAACGGCATCCTTCAACGCGAAGGCGGTTCCTACGACTACACGACAAGCCCAGCGTCCAACACGATCACCCTCACGTCTGCCACCACGGCGGGCAACCTGCTGACAGTCATCGAAAGCAACGACGTCTCAGCCACCACCCTATCCGGCATCATGACCGAAGCCGACTTCGTGGACACCGCCACTGGCCTCATTCTGCTCAACAAGATCGGCATCGCGTCGGGGGCAATCTCCCAAGCCTCAGTGGCCAACCTCGCCACAGACCTCGCTGCGTCTGCCAAACTCACCGTTGCAGGCACAGCACCTGTCTCCCCCGCCACAGGCAATCTCTGGCACGACACCTCAACGTCACCCAACGAACTCAAATACTACGACGGCACCCAGTGGCTCCGCACATCTCCCGAAAGCTCCCTGCCAACCTTCACCGCCGCCAATGCCAACCAAGTCCTCAGGGTCAACGGCACAGGCACAGCGCTTGAGTTTGCAGCCGTAGACCTCTCCTCTGTTATTCCCAAGACAGAAAAAGGTGCGGCATCCGGCATCGCCACCCTAGACGGTAACGCCCGTCTTCCCACGGCGCAGCTTCCAGAAGTCCTGTCTTCACAGTCACTCTTCTTGGAAGTCACAACCCCCGCTGACCAGACCTACGACATCAAGCGCATCTACAAACAGAAGCTGCGTATCCAAGGTCTCGCCATCCGCACATCGGCTGGTACATGCAACGTACAAGTCAGCGTCAACGGGGTCACCTACGGCACCGTCTACACAGCATCATCTGTCCCCAACGAAGTCACGCTGGGGACACCCATCGAGATCGACGCCTCGGCCTCATCTGCGATGATCCAATTTGCAGTCACCAGCAACGCTGCATCCGCGAACCTTGAGGTCGTCTTGGCCTGCTCAGTCCTGTCGTCATAAGGAACCCACTCCATGGCCTTCTCGTCCTTCACATCGCAGTCCTCCAAAGCAAACCCATTCAAGGCACAGCTTGACAAGCTGTACCAAAGCACAGCGGGCAGGGATGTTGATCCAGAAGGCTTGGATTTCTACTCCAACCACCTTGCCAATGGAGCAGATTGGGACACGATGCAGAAAAACATCGTGGCCGACTTCGGACGTCAGGGTATTGGCCCCAGTGCGGTCAAGCCAGCGGCTTCCAGCTTTAGCAGCTACGTCGCCCCTCCCGCACCAACGCCTGTGCAAAATTCATGGCAAGCCCCGCCAAATGACTTCCGCGTAAATCTGGACAATGCCTTCATCAGTTCTTTCAATCGCCCCGCTGGCGCAGGCGAGGTGAACTTCTATCAAGACAAGATCAACAACGACAACTGGACGCAGAACGACATCAACACGTATGTCGCCGAAGACGCACGTCTTGAGCAGACCATGGCTGGTCACGATGCGATGTCGAACTGGGGTACAGCAGAGCGCAACCAGTGGAAGCAGGGGCAACTCCAAGGTCTCAACCTTGAGCGCACGGGAACCCCTCAAGCGCAGCAGCAGCAGCAGGCTCCAGCAACCCCAGACATCAACCAGTACCGCGATCAATTCGAAGAGCTTTACCAAAACACGTGGAAGCGGCCTGTCGATGATGCTGGCTTCGAGTTCTTCGCCAACAATCTGGCCGCAGGCAACACGACGTGGGACAACATCGTCAACAATGTGACCGAGGCTGCCCGCGTTGGCCTGAACCCAAACCTTAAAATGTCCGACAGCGATTGGCGCGACACGGCCTCTGAGCTTTACCAAGAAACCTTTGGACGTCGCCCTGACGGAGAGGGTTCAGACTTTTGGCGCAACAGTGGCAAGAGCATAGATGAAATCCGCGACATCTTCATGAACTCTGATGAACGCTATGCGCTTGAGGATGACTATGAAGACTTCTACGGAAGCGCGAACAACGCCCTGCAAGATTACCTCCAAGCCGCCAGCGGCCTCGGCGCTGCTGACACAGCACAAGCAGACCAACTCAAATTCCTGCTGGCCGACATGCAGAACCAGCTTCGTGGATACGACAACCCGATCCTCGATCAACTTGGCGGTTTTGACAGCATCTATGGCCAGATCAACGACACGCTGAACCCTGCCATCGAGAACGTCTACGCTCTCAACAACGCAGAGACGCAGAAGATTTCAGGCTTCGAGCAGAAAATCATCCAGCAGGCCCAGCAGGTTCGCAATCAGCTTCAAGAACTGGACCCTTGGGACAAGGCTGGCGCACAAGCGCTCCGCGCTCAACTCCAAGACTTGGAAAGCCAAGCCTATGGTTTCCAGTCTGAGTTGGACTTCGACTTCTCAGACGAGTTTGTCATGGCGGGGTCCGCCGACAGCGCGATCAACTCGTTCTTGGCCAACTACAACTCCATGGATGCTTCCCGCAGGACAAACCTCGACAACCTGTCACGCACAATCATGACAGGCGGCATCCAAGACGCCACATCGTTTGATCTCTGGGACACAAAGTTGAACGAACTCGCCCGTGGTGACGACATCAGTGCGCAGCAACAAGCGCTGCAAGCCTTGCGTGACCGCCGCGAGCAGAAGATGAACGGCTTCTCTACCCGCCTCTCCGACCTCGGCTCCGGTATCGACGCCATCGAGCTCTCCGACATCACTGGCCTCGACACCCGCCGCAACCGCTTGCGCGAAGTGGAAGACCAGCTCACGGGATACCGAGGGGGCCGCGCACCGGACCTACAAGACCAGCTTGACCAGTACATGCAGGCCATTGAAGGTCGCTACGACCAGCGCTCCTCTCGCCGCAACGAGATCAACTCCATGGCCGAGACGCTCCTTGGCACCGTTCAAGACGGCGCATACCGCAGCGTTGATGACCTTGACCCGATCCGCGAGCAGATGGCATCCCTTCGCGGCGACGTGAACAACTTCGACGTCTTCAACGCCGAAGACGAACTCGCCAAGCTGGCCGAACTCCTCTCTGGCCACCAGTCTCGTCTTGAGCAAGATCAGCAGAACGCCTCTATGTACGGAACAGGTGTCGGAACAGGTGGCGGAATGAACTCCGGCAACGTCCGCTATGTGATGCCCGGAACCATGTCTGGCATGGGAGCGGGTTACCTCAACGATCAGCAGATCATGGCTATGATGCGGGCAGCCGAAGACGAAAAGATGTCCCGCAACACATACAACCCCGGCACATTCGCGCAGAATGTGATCAGGGTC